ACAGTGCCATGTGTAGATGGTCTAAGATTACAAAGTCTACATCACATCCTTTAGCTAAATATCTTATCTTAGCCAATAGATTATCACTGGCTGTTGAGCCGAAGTGATTATATAAATAAAAGTTACCGTTGCCTACGGTAGAGTCAAAGACTTTTTTCAATTCAGAATCTTTGACTCCTTCTCTTGTTAAATGTAACGGCTTTCTCATCTCAATACCCATTATGCCAAGAACACTACGCTTGACATTCTCTTCAAGAGCAAGGTAACCTACTGAAAATTTTTCTCTCAATAAGTGAAGAGCCAAGTGACGGCAGAAAGAGGATTTACCAACGCCACTACCAGCTGTTAGTGTAACAAGTTCTCCTTTACGTAGACCATGTGTTTTTTTATTCAGACAAGAGAACGGATACTGAACGGTAACGTAATCGTCTTCCTTCTGTATGTCGTTCCACAAGTCTGCACCTAATACAATGCCGTCAGGTCTATAAGCTTTCGCTGACCATATGCAATCTGTTAACTCTTTAACTTTTCCAGCCACCAGCATTTCGTTAGCGTCCTTCATAGGTAGAGTACAGACTTTGGCTTTGTTAGGTGAAAAGATTTTAGCACATTCCAACGCAGCTTTTTTACCAGCGTCGTCTTGGTCAAACATAAGTACAACAGTCTCGAATGATTCAAGCCACTCTAACTCTTTAAGTAAATCTTTCTTAGCCCCCTGAGCCCCAGTCTTAACTGATACTACAGGAAACTTATTGCCATTTACTTTAGAGACAGAGAGACAATCAATCTCACCCTCAGTAACAATAACCATTTTACCTTTGTCACGCCATAAGTGTTGACCAAAGAGCGTCCCGTCTTTAGCTTCACCTATCCACTGAAATGATTTATCAGGGTAGCGTAGCTTCTGTGCAACCAGTACTCTATCTCTATCGTAGTAGTTAGCAATCTGAACAGGTCTCTTATTCGACTCACCAATTTCATAATTAAATTTCTGTAGTGTGTCGTGGTCAAGCTTACGTTTGTTTAAAGGGGTAACAGTTCCGTGTACAAAATTGTAATCGGTTGTTGTTGTTGCGGGTGCTGTCATTTGTTCTCCATTTTTATGATAACCACATCCAAAACAATACTCATGTCCGTCTGTGTAGACACCGAGATTATCTTTAGAACCACATGCGGGGCATGGGGCGTGGTGTAGGAATGTGCTGTCGTCTTCTTTCATTTTTAATCCTCACTATAAGGGGCACTTTACTAATCGTAAGGTAACTCTTTAGTTCTTTCTAAGGCTCTAGCTATCTGATAAGAAACCTCACCAGCTGCTGACCTAAAAGATTTTTCACAAAGTTTATCTATCATAGCTTTAACTTCTTTAGGTACTACTATCTGTGTATATTTCGCTTTACGTTTTTCATACGCCGCTTTCTGTTTATCGTCCATAACCTTTACTCCTATTATGTATGTCCATTAATTCATTAACACAAAAGTATGGACACTTTGTTTTATTATTTATATCTCTATGTCCTATCAGCTGTGCTGTAGGATACAGTTGCCTTAATTCATCTATCACTATTCTTAATGATATGTATTGTTGGAAGGTATAATTACAGTCAGGCTGACCATCTTCTCCCTGTCCACCTATCATACATATGCTTACTGAATTAGCGTTAGTACATTCACCAGTGCCGTCATCAACGTGACCACCAGCAAGTCCAATGTCTCTTCCATTTTCTACGTAACCACTCCTAGTTATAATCTTATGAAAACCACAAGAGAACCAACCGTCTTTACGGTGCTGTGCATCTAGTTCCTTACGTCCAATATTATCACAGGGTGGTGTCTCGGAAGAACAGACGACTATGAAGTCCGTTTCTTTTCTTTCGTTTCGCATAACCACTCCTTTGGTATATGTTTATCAGCGTACTTAAATCCATATTTAGTACACCACATTCCATATGTTGTTTTACTTCTCTTACTTATCTTTGATGCTGACCTACTGAATACGAATCTAATATCTAAATCAGGATACTGTTCCTTAATTAGTTTCATCTTCTGTCTGTCTGCTGTAGTAAATAATCCTTTAGTCTCTACAAAAATGTCAGCGGCTGGCAGATAGAAGTCAGGTGTATAGGTATGTAGTTTCTCAGGTTTAGTATATTTTAATTTAGTTTCTTCAAACTCATACTGTACTTTCTGACTCCTTAACTCTGCCGCAACAGACTCTTCAAGTCCCGACCTAAAGCCGTGTATCAATCCAACTTTTCTAGAAGTCAGAGGTTTCCGTTTCAGTCGTGCTCTCCATGTCATTTGTTTTTGTAGTCTCCTGATGAACGTATCCATCTGTTTCATCAAAGCCAAAGCCTTTAGCGTTGCCGCCACCGCCTTCTACTAGCTTAGTTATTTGCACGGCTCTCAATCTCATTGAGACTCCCGCTCCTACCATAGATGTGAAGTAAGGTACAAGTTCAGCTGAGACTTTCATCTCACTGCCCGACCATACGCTCACATCTTTACCAATAGGTGTACCACTAGCATCAAACATTGCTACACGGTTAGGAATTATTGTCCCGTCCTTAGTAACTATCTGTGCTTTACATTTGAATTTAAAGATAGTGTTACCTGTTGCATCACCCTCGTCATTCACCTCTTCAAAGTAAGGTGCATCCGCAGTCTTAACTTTCTTGCCTTTAGATTTTTCTTGGGCTTCTTTAGTACTGAGTGCTAACGCTTTGTCAATGCTCTGCATTAACTCAGCTGCATCTTCAGTCTTAAGAATTAAGTTAGTCTTGTAATGACCCGTCTCATCAAAGCGTGTGTCAGGTGTAGATAACCAAGCGTACTGGCTTGTACCTACAGGTGTCACAATCTTTTCATAGTTTTGTGCCATGTTTATTCTCCATTTTCTGTTGTTGTATCTATAAAGGGTACTTTAGTTATGCAAAGAAGTAATCACATTCTCTGAGCAACTGCACATCCAAGTCACCCTTCTCTAATTCTTCAGGTAACTTATCGTGTAGGTCTACAGGTAACTGTGACTTCACATCTTCTTTGAACTCTTTAAGTACGTCTGTCTCTGTGAATGTCTGAATGAAAGCCTCTTTGAGACTAGCACTTAGCATCTCCACATCTCCCGCTGTTGTACCAAAGCTATCATGAACGTTGCAAAAGTTCTTTACACCATTCTTATTAGCGATGTTAACAGTCCGTATCATAGCCGCTGAATCCAGTGAGTGCACAAAGTTAGGTGCAACACCATTGGACATCCTTAGCTTATCAGTCTTGTCTGTCTCTTCTTTGATTCTAGGTTTTATAACTTCACCCATTAGCATAGCTTTGACTCTCTTAGACTTCATCTCAGGATACGACTGATACACAGGGAATCCAACGGGTGTCACCCAGTGAATAGGTAGTTGCTCTTTAGCTACCACCTTAGCAATAGACTGCAAGTAAGCCATACCTTTACGGGCTGACTTCAAGTTGTCTCCTATGCTCTCCCAAATAATACCCGCAAGATAGATAGAGGGTTTGAACATGTCCTCAAAGGGATGTATCTCTCCTTTATCTTTTCTTTTGGTCAAGTCTTCTACTACAAAGTCAGTGCATGAGTACCTTGTTGAGCCATAACATATTGTCATAATGCTACGCTTAGTAGTACTCCTCTTAACTCCATAGTCTAACCACAGCTGAGCAAACTCTTTGCCCTGTGCCGCCTCATCTTTTAAACGCTCAGTCACAGCGTCAGCTACTAACTGATAGATATCCTGTGGTTTATCACTCGGCACTACATTGACTAGCTTACCCGCTTCTTTATCTTTTAACATAAGCGAATATAATTGTAGCCCATTACATGACCCGTCTATTGCAACTGGTAGATAAGATATAAAACCATAGCCCTCATTCTGAAAGCGTATCCACTCATCACACCATGCAAGAAACTGGAACGGTGAGTCAGCGTCTTCCCACTCTCTGTTTGAGATAGGGTCTTCAGCTACTCGTCTTATCCATGCCATGTTGTCCTCATCCATAGACCATTGAGCTCGCTCTTCAAGTGTAACTTTATCATTGCCCCACACGTTTGCCCCGTGCACAGCTAACCAAAAGCCACCGCTATTATCTTCCGTTATCTCTTTACCATGAGAGAATGACAACAGAGCCTTAGCCCCACTGATACCCTGATAGTTTAGAAATGCGGGAACACAATAGGCTCTGCCCCTAAAGTCTAATTGTAATGGGAAGTATATATTGGTGTAGTCTTTAAACTTATCAGCTTCCCAAAGTATCTTGGCGTATAGTAATCGCTTACTAAACATCCTAGAGTTTTCTGTATGGCAGATAACAGCTTGTTTCTTCCACTCCTTACGTGACACAGGGTTAGTGTCTATGTCATGTGGCTTGTTAGGTATAGGCATATCCTTTGTTGGTGGCATACCACCCATAGCTTCCCCATTGTCCCAAGCGTGCTTCATCACATCTAGTACAAAAGTATTTATCTTAAAGCCAGTAGACTGCATAACATTGACAGCGTTGTATACTTCAGGCATGTCAAAGTTCTCTAGCTCACGCTTAAAGATTTTATTTTTCTGTTTAACTAGGTCTAACTCAGGTAGCTCCTTAGTCCAGTATCCACCACCCGTGACTGAAGTCCACTGTTTAGGTGGCATCACTGTAGGTAGATACTCAGGATTCAACAGCTCATTAAAACTATTACGATTGGTTATCCACTCTCTAGTCTTGGCTGTCTGTTTGATAATCTTAGTACGCTTACGGTTAATAACCTCAACGCCCATTTCAATCATACCTGTCGCTTCTATCATGAGCTCAACCAAACGTATTCCAAGCTGTAGCTTGGTGTTGGTGTCCCACTCTTCCCACTCAGCCACATCATCTCTCTTAGCTGACTCTCTTAGTTTCCTACGCTTATAAGAATAATTCCATGAGCGTTTATCAAGGTCAGTCTTGACTGCCTCATACAACTCAGGGTTTAAGTTCTTAAAGTTTTGTAAAGCTATCTCAGTCTCAATCTTACCGCCCAATGATATAGCCGTAGCTGTCAATGGTTTATGCTGAGTGATTGTATTGATGATATGCTTAGCTGTAATCAAGGCTGATATCTCAGGCTCTACATGTCTTAACTTTGTAAAAGCTTTTTGTGGCTGACCTATTGATTCAGCATTGCTCTCCAAGTATGTCTGTATACACTGAGCTAACGGTCTGATAGTTTGTGAGACCATGACTTTACCATAGCTCGTCACTGACTCCTCTTCACGTTGGACATGTGAGTGCCTACGCTTATTGACTCGCTGTTTCCCCAGTCGAATCATCTCTTCTTCATGTTCTACTTCATCAACGTACTCATTGATGTTCTTAAATATCTCTGTCATATAGAATAAACTCCTTAAGTTATTGTGTTTATAATTGGTGAGCAGTTTTATGTCTTGCTCAGGACACCAGAGGAAAATACCTTGTGGTATCTATAAAGGGTACTTTAAAACTCCTTGCCGTAGTCCTCAGTCCCCGTGACTAGTCTAATAGGCTTCTTGTGTTCTTCCTCACTAGGATGTAAGCCACCCTTGATAAACTCTTCATACCTAGCACGTCTGACTGTATCATGCTGTCCAAAGTCAGCCCAGTCTAGCGTCTTTAAGTATTGTTGATAGTGTCTCTCCTTTACTGGATGAAACTGTCCCGCTTGTTCTAATGTTAGTTCACACATATTTTATTCTCCTAAGAATGTTGGTTTGTTACTGTATTTGTAAGTCAGTATGTCTGCCTTACCGTGTTTGTAGTAGTTACGATATGCAACCACTGCGTCTTCATGTTTGTACTCATCAGGCATAGCTTGAGCAAACGGTGTTAACCCAATGCCGTCTAGCCTGTAAGTACCGTCAGTCAGTCTAAGGTTATCTATCACGTCCCATGACTTGTGGTTAACCTCATGGTTGAAGCGTCTCTTATACTCAAAGTTAAGAGCCGAAGCTAGTTGTCTAGCCCATATCCAATTAGACCATGACTTACCTATCCACAACGTGGACGGATGTTTAGGATGAGTAGACTTGTACGGCACATCAGGTACACCGAGCTCATTAGCTACCGTGCACATCATCTGAGCCGTCTCAAGTATCATCTTAGGTACATGCTTATCACAATGATACATAGCACATACCATAGGGTTTCTATCTAGTACAAATATATTCATTTTGTTCCTCTCTGTATTGTTTTTCTTGCTCATTCCATTTATAAAAAGTGTAATTTCCTTTAGCTAACTCTCGTTCAGCATATTTGAATAAATCAACTGTACCCTCTTTATTGTAATCTTGTTTTATGTCTGCCCAATCTTTATCAAACCTTACATCTTGTATGTGCCCACTTAAACAATCTGTAGAACAGTATTCATTAAATGGTCTTATATTGGTGCTGATATAAGTGTCCAAGTTATCTTCGCCACATCTCTCACAATATTTTTTTTCACTTTCCATTTTATTATCCTCTCTTGTGTGTATATTAATTGTCAACTTATATCCCCTATGGCATATATTTATCTTGCATTTCTTCGGCTATTTCTTTTTTACCTAGCACATAACATAGTGCTGATATATAACCTACATCAAATGCAATTTCTCTAGTATCATCCATGCTATCAGCGTCCTCTTTCAAAGATTCTACTGTGCTTTCTAATTGTTTCTCTAGTTCTTCTTTACTTATCATTTTATTATCCTCTCTTGTGTGTATATTAATTGTCAACAAAGTACTACATACTGTTCAGGACAAAGCCTGTACAGAATCTTAAAGTACCCTTTATAGTGATAACCCCCGTCTACCTAGCTATATAGCTGTACAAGGGCTATCACTCCTCATAACTATCCTACTTAACTACTTATCTATGTTAGCTAAGTGCCAATGGTCACGAATAAACCTGTTGCGTCTACTTGGACACTCTCCCATGAGTATCTTTTGTTGTAGCTCACCACAGGTCATCTGTGAGTATGGCTTAGTCATCTTTTTTACCCTAGCGTCCCACTGTCTACTTCTGACTATATATTTCTTCGTCTTGGTATGAGTGTAATGAAGTAGCACGTCCTGTCTAATCAGGTTATTAACCTGTCTATTCAGCTGGCTACTCTTACGCTTTGGATAGGCTATCCGTAAGTACTCTAAGAATCTCCGTTTCTTTAACAGGCAGTCCTTAGTACCTACGCCGTCCTCTAACATGACCTTGAGTATCAAGTCTTGGACATTCTCAGGTGTCTCAGGCTCATCCTCAAAGTATGATAAGAGATACTTATGTCGTCTCTTATAATCACTTTTATTTTCCATATAGTTTCCTCTCTGTTGTTGTTTGTACTAGACGCCTCACGGCGTTTCGGATACTCAATCCTCGTCAGTAGTACTATCTTTTTTAACTAAATGATACTTCGCATAGTGACGTTCTAATTCAGTTATAGCGTCCCATACAGCACTAATGCTGTCAGCTATTTCTTGCCCGTCTTCATCATCAAAAAAAGTGTCAGGAATTGAGTTATCTAAGTTACTCATAGTATTCCTAAGTTTACCCCACGCTGTTTTGTTTTCTTTTATCATTTTTATTTTCCTCTCTGTGTTGTTGTTAATTATCTTCTCTATCTTTAAGAATAGCTTTACATAAAGCTTCTACGTGACTAGCTCGTAAGTCTAAGTCAATTCCATAATCACTTATTGCACTTATAAAGTCACTTGTTGTCCACTCATCTAGTACCATATTTTCTATAGCGTCTAGCTTTTCTTTTTCTGTTGTGTTTATATTAATTTTCATCATTTTCCTCCTCATCTTTAACCTCATCATAAAAACCTTGTTCTGATAATGTTGCCTCAATCATTCTAGGCGACATACCCCCCTTTGCTAACTCTTCCCATGTGTCGCCATTATATAATGCTGTTTGTCCTTTAATTAATATATCTCTACTCATCTTTAATGTACCTCTCTTTGTTATTGGTTAAGACTATCAAGCTACTACTTATGCCCACGCCATTGCAATTTATGACGCTTCCGTTTCGCTTGATAGTTTCGGATATATAATCCTCGTCAGTTAACCTTATCTCTTCAGCCATTCCATGAACGGTATTACCATTAGCATACCCGCTAGACAGCCTAGCATCACGAATAACGCCCATTGTACCTGTCCCGTGACTAGGAAGCCCACGCCGTCGCTGAACGTGTTACCTAGCCCGCCTGATATAGACGCTAGCACTACAGGCGACGCCTTGTAGTTCTCAAAGTATCTCTCTAGGTATGTTTCAACGCTTGCTAAGGTGTAGTAAATACCCACGATTAGCAAGACGTTATCAACATAACCCATAATGAATATTATTAGGTTATTATCCATACATGAACTCACTAGATAGTGACGTGTCACTTCTAAAGTGTTTATTATAGATACGGTCTACTTCTTGCTGATTGACTTCTGAAGCGTTAGCCCTTCCGCCTATCCTAGCATTCAAAAAGCGTGTTATTTGCTTGCTGGTTGTTGAGCTATACTTTTGGCTAGTATAATGCCATAACCCGTCTATTGAGTATGCGACAGGCGTTGCATAGCTGACTAGTACTTCAATATTCTCAATAGGATTATCAAATAATCTAAGATTAGATATACTAGTACGTTTTCCTTCATGTGTTATATACATATTTTTCCTCTGTTGTTAGTGTTAACCGTTTCGACTTAATTAGTCTCATCAGAGCGGACAGAATCCGCTGACGGTTGACGCCCTAACCTAATAGGTTAAGACGCCTTTTTCTATATCTCTCATAATCATATGGA